ATGAAAAGAGAAGGTGGGGAGCCCGGGGCCGGCCAGGAAAGGAGGAGTAGGAACCTGGTTATCGGCCCCCGGGCGCCCTGGGGCGTATCAGCCGCCCGACGAGATCACTTCATTGAGTCGCATCACTTCCTTGACGGCCTCGTCGTGCCGCGGGTGACGCTTGTTGAAGTACGCCTCGTTGAGCGGGTTTTGCTTGTTCGTTAAAATGTCCTGCTTCTTCACCTTCGCGTCGCCGGCGTTCATGTCGAAGCTCGGCCGCTCGCCGCGCACCAGGGAGCTCTCGCGCATCGAGGCCCCGATCTGCGCCAGGAGCCCCGTAATCAGCGGGTCGTTTCCGTACTTCTCGGAGATCAGCGAAATCTCCTCCGGAGAGCCGCCAAAGGTCTTGAGGACGCGGTTGGCGACGTCGACCATCTCGTCGGCCTTCGCCCCGAACCGCTCGCGCATGGCTGCGACGCCGGCCTCGTAGGCCTTCTCGGCGCCCGCCGTGAATCCCTGGTAGTCCTTGAGGACCTCGCCCATGTGCCAATCAATGAGCTTCTGGACCTGGCCGGGCAAAAGCCCGACCTCGTGGGCGAGCTTCTTGAAGCCCTTGAGGCGCTCCTCGTTGATCTCGATCCCCTCCGGAATCTTCTCTTTGGCCGGGAGCTTGACCTGGTAGCCGTCGGGATCTTTCGGCCGGCCGAGCTTGTCGAAAACCTGGCTCCAATACTCCGGCGTATCGTTCTTCCCGGCCGGCAGAGCGATCTTCTCGGCCCCGATCATGCTCTGCGCGGAAATGTAGCCCTTCACGAGTGAAGGAAAGTCCTTGATGCTCGCGAGGCTCGGGTCCTGGGCGAGCTCGGCCGGGATCATCTCCCGCCAGTTCGCGCCCTGCGTTGCCCCCTGGGTCGTCCCCTGGGCGCCCTGCTGTCCTTCGCCGCTTCCGGATTGCCCGGCAGTTCCGGATCCGTTACTCATGCTTTACGACCTCCTTGATGATGTTATTATCCGCATCCTGGACCATGCCGAGGATGTATAGGACGACGTTCCTGCTGCCCTCGAGGAAAAGCGCCTCCTGGGGATCCCCGCGATAAGTGGGGTCGAGGAAACAAAATTGATTCGCCAGGTCGTCCAGGACGAGCTTGCCGGCGTCGCCGGAGAAAACGTCCCGGTAGGCCCGGATGACCTGTTTCTTCCGGATGTCCGGGTCCTTGTGCAGTTGGCCGAGCCAAGTAAAGATCCGGCGGAATTCCATCCCTCACCCCCACCAGGCCCAGGCGATCAGCGTCCAAAGGACGACGCTCGCCAGGGCGCCCAGGAGAATTCCCCTGGCCGGCGCGAGATCCTCGTAAAGGTTCACGCCCTCGATCCGACCGATCTCCGGGACCGGGTTGTCCGCCGCCGTCCGGCCGTCGTAGTTACTGAGCTCCTGCACTTGCCTTCCCTCCTTGAATGACCTGGTCCAGGAGCGAGCCGTCCTCGACCTTCTTCTCGACCGGAACCGCGGCCGCCAGGTCCCTCATGCCCTGCTCTTGCGCCGCCTTTGCGGCCGCCGCCTGGCGCTCCTCCCGGATCTTCCGGACCTCGCTCTCGGGCCGGAGCCATTCCTGGGGCGTCCCGTAGCGCTCCGCAACCCCGCGGGTGATCTTGTCCATGTCGTAGACGTCCCAGGCGCTCGGATCCTGCGTGGCCTGAACGACGCTACCCGTGAACATCAAAGCCCCCTGGGCAGCCTTCGTCTCGAAGGCCCTCATGGCCATCGCGAGCTTGCTGATGTAGTCAACCTCGATCCCCTGGTCGCGGAGCTCCTCCGGGACCGGCGCCAGGTAGCCGGCGCGGTAGAGAATCCAAAAGACCCGCGAAAGGAGCGGATCGTAGAGCTCGACCTGGAGGCGCCCCAGGGCCGGCCCCAGGAGCGCGAGTTTCTCCTCGGCGAGCTCGAGGACCTCGGTTGCCGTCATGTTCTTGTCGCGCGAGGCCAGGAGCGTGAACAGGTCGACGAAAAAGCAATCGTTGATCGCCTGGCGCCGTTGGTTCTCGTACTCGAGATTGACCTGGATCCGATCCGGGACGTAGAGCGGCCGCGGACCTTCCCCGGGACCGGGCTTGTAGTAGTTGAGCCCTCCGGGCGTGAGGCGCATCGGCGAGAGCCTCATTTCGTCCGGGACCAGGAGCGGCGGGTCCGCGATCTTCTGCATGGCCTTGATATCGGTCTTGCTCATCTCGTTGAGCATCTTGGTATCGGCCAGGGCGTCCATGCCGGGGCCGCGGCCGTAGACCTCCTCGGAGTCACGGAGCCATCGCGGGGTCATGTAGGGCATCTCGAGATATCCGCCGACCTCGAGGACGTTCTTCGATTCCCGCTCGACGTAGACCGAGGCGATGGGCATGTTTTCGCGGCCCCACTTGAGCCGGCGGATCTTGCTCCGCTTGTCGTAGAATAGCTCGACGTCCTGGCGAGGAAACACCGCGTGGATCACGTCGTGCTTTTCATCCGGGTTCTTCGTGGCCTGATCCTGGATCTTCTTCGAGGCCCTCTTCCCCCAGGTCTGGACGATCTGCCGGACCGTGTAGGGCTCGAGGCGATAGACCGCGTCAACGACGCCCTCGGCGTTTTCGTCCAGACAGATCCGGCCGATATTGAACGTGACGAAGTTGAGCGGCCGCCGGGTCCCCTCCATGACGTAGATGTTCCCCGTACCGGCCCATCCGAGATCCGTGTAGACCTCGTGAATCGCCATGCCGAAGTTCGAGGAGTTCATCGCATCGCGCATCCGCTGAGACGTATCGCGGAGCCAGGCCTTGACCTGCGGCATCCGGGCCAGGGCCTTGTCCTTCGTCGTGAGCTCGAACCAGGGCGCCCCGGGGCTCGTCATGTGGCCATAGAGGCCGTTGGCGAAGATCCGGAGGGCCTTCGTGGCCGTCCCGTCGAAGATCCTGGAGCTCCGCTTTGCGCCGAGGGTCCCCTGGGTTATGACCGTGGCCTTGACCGGGATCGCGAATTCCGCGATCTCCTGGATATGGGCCTTGTAGGTCCCCTTCTCGGCGTCGAGCTTCTCGAACCGGCGGACGATATCCTCGCCGCTGTTTTGCATGGCCGCCTCTCCGTTATTCCCCCAAAAGTTTCTTCTTCACCGTACTTGCCGTTTCCTGCACGCCCTGGGCGCTCGTGAGCATGGTCCGGGTCTTTTTCCTGGCCTTCGCCGCCAGGACCCGGAGTCGCTCGTTCTGCGCCTCGCTCGATTCGCTCGCCGATTCACCGGGGCCGGCCGGCTCGGCCGGGGGCTTCGGCGGAGTCTCCGGCGGAGTCTCCGGCGGCGTGTACGTCACTGCCGGGATCTCCGGCATCTGCGGCGTGAGGATCCCGCCAATGCCGCTCACGATATCCCCCGCCTTCTCTCCGAGCCATTCAAAGGGTTTCGTAATGGTCCTTACGACACTTCCCATGATCCTTGACCTCCTATCGTCCGAATGGGTTATAGTCGGTGATCGCCTGGCCACCATAGCCGCGAGGCGCCTCGTATCCGAACGGGTCGTAATCGGTCTGCGCGAAGGCCGGCGCCCGATTCCCCGCGTCGCCGAACACAAATGCCGGCTGATAGACGGAAACGCGCTCCAGGGCGAGCAGAAGGTAAGCCGTCGCGTGGCGGTAGTGGTCCGGGCCGACCTGCTTGTATTCGTAGGCCTTCGAGCCGTCCTTGTTCTCGACCAGGACCTTGACCAGGTTGCACATCTCCAGGACGTATTGCTCGAGCTCCTGGGAGCGCCGCGGAAGGATGAACCGGCCCGAGGTCGTGGCGGCCGTGTGGACGCGGTCCAGGATCTCCGTCCGGTTTATGACGACCTGGCGCTCGTCCAGGTTCCAACGGGCGTCGCCCCGCTGATGGACCTGGTAGTCGCACAGAAAGACCGGGAAGGCTTGGCCGCGTTGAAATTCCCGGGCCTTGTGGATCTCGGGCTCCATGTCGATCACGCAACAATCGACGGCGAAGCGGATCCCCAGGTCGCGCAGCTCGTTCCATTCCTTATGGCGGCCGGCGTAGCAGATCTTGACGACGCCCGGGGCCGGCTTGTAGCCGATAACGACGTGGAGCCAGGAGCCGACGTCGACGCCCATCGCGGCCGGCCCAGGGTGGCGCGTGTCCATCGGATCCGCGCTCGTGCAAGCCCATAGATCCGAGGGTTTGATCCGGTTGGCCGCGTCGACGTAGGCCATCGCGAGCTTCGAGTTGTAAAAGACCTGGCGCTCGCCGGGCGTGAGCTCCGAGATCCGCTCGTACTCGTTGAGGATGACCGTCGGGTCGACGTACAGGGAATTGAGTTGGGAGATCCAATAGCCGCGGAGGTCCTTCACGGTGGGAGCCTGGGCGATCCATTCACCGTCGCGCGGGAAGATCTCGGCCCCGCACCGGACGCACGACCGGAAAGCGGAACCGTCACGGCGTCGAGAGAGGCATTTGGGGAATTCAAGCTCGAGGATGGTCCGCGTGTTGCAGGAACGGCAAAGGATCGCCCAGGCTTGTTGGTCCGATTTTTTATAGTCAGCGTCCACGCCATAGTCCGGGATCGTCGGCGTCGAGAGCTTCTCGATCTCCTTGACCGTAGAGTGGGCGACGCGCTCGGTGGCCAGGGCAACCATCGACGGGTCCATTTCGTCGTACTCATCCTCGACAATCCGATCGACCGGGATCGATTTGAGCTTGCTCGAGGAGGAGGCGAGGCCCTGGATC